GGTAAGTCTGCTCCGGGAACGGTGGTAGCACGAGGTTGTGGTGCCGTTATGTCAAATCGTAGGAAAAGAACCAGTGGTTCTGTAAGTTAAACATAGGAGCGTAAAATGGCTAATGAATTTCCAACAATGAATGATTATGCAATGAACCTTGTCGGTGGAATGAAGAAAAAAGGCATGGCTAAAGGCGGTGCAGTCGGCATGAAAAAGAAGGGCTACGCCAAAGGCGGTAAGGTCCAGAAAATGGCCGGTGGCGGCATGATGATGAAGAAAAAAGGCTATGCCAAAGGCGGCATGGTTGGCATGAAGAAAAAGGGCATGGCAAAAGGCGGCAAGGTAAAGTAGCTTGCCCTATCTTCAAAGTAATATTCCGCACTTTAAATGCTGGGTGCGAAGAGAGTATACGTGCAATCATTCTAACTATCATGGCGAGTTTTTACACGGCATGGCTATTGCGGTTACGACCATGCCAAACCGTTGTTTAAGCTTTCAAATGATTTTTACCGGATGCGAGACTGATGGCACGGAGGACCCTAACGTACATGGCGGTGCTATGTGGGCTCGTATGCCCATTACAGCCCTTGTTGGAGACACTCCTTTTGAGCAGTGGCCGGAGCCTATGCCGGTTCACTTGGCTCAACCGTGGGATTGCATGTCTCATACCCATGCCGTTTACCAAATGGATCGGGCCCAGCCTTGTCCGTGGCTTGCTAAAATAGGGCCTGATTTCTTTCCGGCTAAATACTATTTTACTGTGGATTACACAGAAAGTGAGATAGCGGATGATCCAGCGCAGCATAAACAAAGCCATGTTTTAGAGCTTTTGGACGCTGGAGAGTATACTGGAAACATCGTTGCATTGCCAAATAACCGTGTTCGTGTTACACATCCAGCATGGTTTGAAACAGGGCAAGGCGCTCCTGACTTCTTGCCATCACAGCATATACACTATTCAAAATCCGATTTAGACTATACAATGGATGTAAATCAGATTTTTAATAACTTGTACGCGAAAGATGAATGATGGCTGTTTCTGGAAGCGTGAATTTTGAGTTAGACGTAGCTGAATACGTTGAAGAAGCTTTTGAGCGTTGCGGCTTAGAGGTTAGAACAGGCTACGATTTAACAACAGCTAAACGATCTCTTAATCTCATGCTTGCCGAATGGGCTAACCGCGGGTTAAACCAGTGGACTATCGCGCAAAGAACTCAAGCTCTTACTTCCGGAACAAGAACTTACGCTTTGTCCGCAGATATAATTGATATATTAAGTGCTGTTGTAACAAGAAGCAGCACGGATTTTTCTTTGACTCGCGTCAGTCGAGATGATGATTTAAATATTCCAAACAAAGCTACGACAGGTCGTCCTACTCAATTCTTTTTGGACAGGCAAGTAACTCCTAGTTTACGGATATGGCCTACTCCTGATAACAGCACCGACGTTATTGTATATAATGCTTTGACGCGGATTGATGACGGCGATACTGCAATTAACACGATGGACGTACCTTTTCGATTTTATCCGTGTTTAGCTGCGGGACTGGCTTATTACATATCTTTGAAAAGAGCCCCAAATCGTACTCAGATGCTAAAAGCGATATATGAAGAAGAGTTTGAAAGAGCTATGGGGGAAGACCGTGACCGATCCAGCTTCACTGTTACTCCAGAATATTCTTATTTTAGGACAAACTGATGGCTCGGTATGCAACAGGAAAAAATGCAAAATCCATATCTGACCGTTCTGGTTTAGAGTATCGGTATAAAGACATGCGTAAAGAGTGGAATGGTTTGTTAGTTGGCAAGGATGAGTTTGAAAGAAAACATCCACAACTTGGTCCTTTTCGTAAAGTATACGATCCTCAGACTTTAAAAGATCCTAGACCAAACACTAATAATATTTTTAATACAAAAGTTACTTTTCCCGTGTTTAATCTAACAACTGTGCAATATGAAGACCGTGTTCCACAAGCAGAAGGGCAGGTAGGCACTGTTACGGTGAGCATAACATGAGCTATACATACACAGAATTAAAGACGGCTGTAAAAGATTACACAGACAACCAAGAAGCAACATTTGTTTCTCACTTAGATACGTTTATTCGGTCCGCTGAAGAACGCATCTTTAAAAGTGTTGATCTAGAGTTTTTTAGAAAAAATGCGTCGGGAACGATGACTTCTGGAAACCAGTTCATGGCTACTCCAGATGATTATTTGGCTTCTTTTAGTTTATCCATAGTAAACTCTAGCTCTAAAGAATTTTTGTTACAAAAAGATGTTAATTTTGTGCAGGAATATAACCCTAACTCGGCAACTACGGGAGTGCCGAAGTATTACGCTATGTATGATGTAAACAATTTTATAATTTCGCCTACGCCAAACGCTGCGTTTGACACGGAAATTCATTATTACTACAGGCCGGTTAGTTTAACAAAAAGTAAGGTTAATTTAACCGTAAGCAGCGTTTCAGGAACCTTTGCAGCTAGTGAGACTATAACGGGTGGAACTAGCGGCGAAAGCACAACAATTAATTCCATTACATCTACCACGGTATTTGTAATAACTCTTCCTACGGGAGATTTTACTGTTGGGGAAACAGTTACAGGGGGCACAAGCGGGGCTACCGGGACCGTTGTATCAACCTCTGCTGATACAACATTAACTTGGTTAAGTGAGAACGCACCTAATGCTCTTTTGTATGGAAGTCTGATAGAAGCGTACACCTTTATGAAAGGTGAAGCTGACGTTATGAAGATGTACAGCGAACGATTTATAGAGTCTTTAGTTAGGTTGAAAGACTTAGCCGAGTCCCGTGAAAATGATGACTCAAACAGGCAGGGGCTACCAAGAAGGGCCCGTTCGTGAAAATTGCTATTGTTGGACTAGGAGGCAGTTACGCTGACTACATTTCTGCGCGAGTTGCTTCTCAAGAATTTGATGAAATATGGGGCATAAATTGTATCGGCGGTATTATTCACGTAGATCGCACTTTTATGATGGACCCTGTGACAAGGTTTTTAGACACAGAGAATGCAGGATCTCAAACGGGGATAGCTAGAGAGTTTTTAGCTAAAAACACTGCCCCCATCTATTCTTGCGTAGAGCACCCCGATTTTCCCGCTATAGAACTGTATCCACTAGAAAAAATCGCTAAAGCCACTGGTCTGTGTTATTTTAACAACACGGTAGCTTACGCTATGGCTTACGCTGTTTGGAAAAAAGTAGAGAAGGTATGTCTTTTTGGCATAGACTTTACCTACAAAAACGTAAACATGGCGGAGTCTGGAAGAGCTTGCGTAGAATTTTGGTGTGCTACAGCTATTTCAAAAGGTATAAAAATAGAAGTAGCTCACCGATCCGGCTTAATGGATACTAATGTACCAGATAATGAAAAGCTATACGGCTACCATAGATTAGATGACCCGTTAGTTCAAACTATTGAAAACGGTAGTCTTTTGATAACAAAACAGTCCAAGATTCAACCGCCAGAGCCCGTAGAATCCGACCCTGTTATTTTTGGGAGACATGATAATGTTTGATTTAGGTTCAGGAAGTGTGGGAGCAGTTAATATAATGACCTCCGAAAATGGGGGTTTATCTAACGATCAAATAGCGGAAATGTTAGCTAACAAGCTTATTTATATTTCTGACGATGCTCCAGAACCCATACGTTTACAAGCTGAAGCCTTTAGGGATAGGGTAAGAAATCTAGCACAATACTATATAGAGTTGGCTAGAAAGGAAGAACGTGCTAGTATTTGCGCCAAGGTCCGTGAAGCTGGGCAAACGGAATTAGCAAACGCTATTGGGAGACTGTAATGGCAATCGCACAAGCAATGTGTACAGCATTTAAGCAAGAGTTAATGCTAGGAACACACAATTTCGCAACAAATGGTAACGCTTTTAAATTGGCTTTGTATGCAGAGGGTAGCGGCGGTAAGTCTAGCACTACAGCAACTCTTGGTGCGGCGACCACTGCTTTTGTAACAACAGGAGAAGTTGCTTCAAGCGGTACATATGCTACCGGGGGTGGCGCACTTACAAAAGTTGCTCCTACCACTTCTGGGACAACAGCTTTAACTGATTTTGCGGATATTAGTTTTACGACAGCTACGATTACTGCAATGGGTGCATTAATTTATAATGACACTAATAGTAATAAAGCGGTGGCTGTACTAGATTTTAGTTCTAACAAAACATCTACTTCAGGAACTTTTACAATTCAGTTCCCTACAGCGGATGCGAGTAACGCCATCATTAGGATTGCATAACGGAGTTTAACCGTGTCAATTGTATCAGGTTGGGGACGAGGCAGTTGGGGTTCCGGAGCTTGGAACCAAGCTGGTGCAGTAGAAGTCACTGGTGTAGTTGGCACAGGCGCAGTTGGTAATGTAACCGTTGAAGCTTCGGCTGTTTTTGCAGTAACTGGAGTTTCAGGAACTAGCGCAGTAGGAAATGAAAGCGTAACGGCTGGAGCAACTTTTGCAGTAACTGGAGTTGCGGGAACTAGCGCAGTAGGAAATTTAAGTGTAACGGCTGGAGCAACTGTTGCAGTAACAGGGGTAGTCGGCACAAGCGCAGTAGGAAATTTAAGTGTAACGGGTGAAGCAATTTTTGCTATAACCGGTGTAACTGGAACTGGCGCAGTAGGAACTGTAAGTGTAGCAGAGGGCGTAGGAGTATTCCCAGTAGGAGTGGTTGGCACAGGCGCAGTAGGAGAAGAGGTTATTTACAGGGAAATTATCCCGTCACAAACACCAAACTGGTCAGGTGTAACAGTTTCACAAACACCAAACTGGACTGATATAGCAGCGTAAGGACAAGAAAATGGCAAGCACCTATGTAAATGATTTACGACTTAATGAATTAGGTACTGGTGATGGCTCCGGTACTTGGGGAACAACAACTAATACAAATCTTGAGCTTATAGCTGAAGGTCTTAGTTTTGGCACAGAAGGTATAACAACTAACGCTAATACGCATACATCAACGGTTGCTGATGGAAGCACAGATCCAGCTAGATCAATGTTTATAAAATATACAGGTACTTTGGATTCTGCTTGTACAATTACTATTGCTCCAAATACCATAAGTAGAGTTCATTTTATTGAAAATGGTACATCAGGCTCACAAAATATAATTATTAAACAGGGTTCTGGGGCAACAATTACCATTCCTCCCGGAGATGTTAAAGCTGTTTATCTTGATGGCGCAGGATCTGGCGCGGCGGTTGTTGATGCTTTTGCTTCTCTGTCCGTTGTAGATCTTAAAGTTCAAGATGATTTAACCGTCACTGATGCTATTACTGCATCCGGTGTGATAACAGGTTCAACCCTTGAGGCAACTGGCGACACCTCTGCTGGTGACAATGCGGCTATTGGCTACACTAGCGCAGAAGGTCTTATCCTTACAGGGCAAGGCTCAACAAATGATGTTACGATAAAGAATGATGCGGATGCGGATGTTCTTGAAATACCTACAGGCACTACAAACGTAACGATTGCAGGTAACTTGGGCGTTGGCGGTACGGTTACTGGAACAGGCACTTCTGTATTTGCATCACTGGATATCAGCGGTGACATAGACGTAGATGGCACAACTGATTTAGACACTACGAATGTCGTAGGCGCATTCACGGTTACTGGTGATGTGACACTAAACGATGGTTCGCCTAACCTTCGCTTGAAAGACACGGATACAAATAGATTTGTAGATTTACTGTATGGTACTAGGGTTGCAACAATAAGAAATACAATGGCTGCTGGTGAAGACATAGATACCGTTGAGCCATCTATGGTGTTTAGCTTTAAGGATGATGGCGAAACCAGAACTGCTGTAACCATAGACCACGATGCTAATACTATTTTTAGTGGTGACATAAGAAAAAGTACAGCAGGTACAAGCAACTTTGCAGCAGGAGTCAATGCTGGTAACTCAATACAATCTGGCGGCAATAACAATGTGCTAGTTGGGGATGAAGCAGGAACTGCAATTACTACTGGAGAGTATAACACTGCTGTTGGAACTAATGCTTTAGATGCAGCTACCACTCCAGATTACAATACAGCCGTGGGATATGATTCCATGACTAATAATACCACTGGCGCAACTAATACAGGAGTCGGCGCACACAGTTTAAAAGCCAATACTGAAGGCAATAATAACGTGGCTGTTGGTTTTGGTTCTTTAGATGTAAATACAACAGGCAGTGATAACATAGCCATTGGATATGATGCTGGGGGAGCATCTACTACAGGCCACTCTAACGTAGCCATCGGTAGAGATGCTCTGTTAACTGAAGATACAGGCAGAAAAAGTGTAGCAATCGGTTATCAGGCACTTAGGGTACAAAACTCTGATGCAGATAATCTTAATACGGCTGTCGGGTATCAAGCTGGTGTAGCCATAACTACAGGCGTAGAAAATGTAGCAGTCGGCGCACTTTCTCTTGATGCAAACACGACAGGCTCAAACAACGTAGCCGTTGGAAGAAATGCTCTAAGCGGAAACACCACTGCGGTTAACAATACGGCAGTCGGTGACAGTGCTTTGTTTTCAAACACGACAGGAGCAGGAAATACTGCTCTTGGAGAAGGTGCGTTAATTTCAAACACTACTGCATCAAGCAACACTGCTATCGGAAAAGGTGCTTTAGCGGCTTGCACAACAGGTGGTTCAAACGTAGCAGTCGGTCTAAACGCAGGGGATGCAATAACGACTTCACCAGCTAACACTCTTGTTGGTCACAATGCTGGAAGTGCCATCTCTACTGGTAGCGGTGAGAATGTTTGTATTGGAAATAATGCTGGTGCGCTTATGACTACAGGCGCACAAAATGTATTTATTGGTGACCAAGCGGCGGCTGGTGCGAATGTTACAGGTGCCACAAATACCGCTATTGGTGACAATGCGGCTCATTCTCTTACTAGCGGAGCTAACAACTCATATATTGGCTCAACTGCTGGTAATAAAAATACTACAGGTTATCAAAACACAAGTTTGGGAAGTGCCGCACTTCCTAAGACCACGACGGGCTTTAGCAATACGGCTGTTGGATTTACATGCATGGGGTCAC